TTCTTCCGCAAGTCACGCCAGCTAAATTCGGCTTTCAGAAAGCTCAGGTCTTTGCATGGACTAGAAGATGGCATCATGTCATCAAATCTGGCTTCGAAGATACGACAGACATTGAGTCTGACACTTATCTCCGGGACCGTTACATCTTTCCCATGCTCTTACACTCCAAAACTGCAATCGTCAAGAAGGACGACCCAAACAAGATGCGCACCATCTGGGGCTGTAGCAAGCCATGGGTCATCGCTGACACAATGTTCTACTGGGAATACATAGCCTGGGTTAAACTCAACCGAGGAAAAACTCCGATGCTATGGGGTTATGAAACCTTTACCGGTGGCTGGTGTCGATTGAATCACGAGCTTTACTGCTCACTGATCAAGCAATCGTTTATTACGCTTGACTGGTCTCGATTTGATAAACGCGCCTACTTCTCTCTGATTCGCAGGATAATGTACAAGGTCCGGGATTTCCTGGATTTCACGCAGGGTTACTGCCCTACTCGTCATTATGCAGATGATCCCCACTGGGATCTACCTCAGTCGCAACGCCTTCAAAACCTTTGGGATTGGACACTCGAAAATTTGTTCAATGCACCAATTGTGTTGCCTGACGGACGCATGTACCGACGAAAATACGCTGGAATCCCCTCTGGCCTTTTCATTACTCAACTTCTGGACAGCTGGTATAACTACACGATGCTCGCAACCTTACTTAGCAGACTTGGATTCGATCCTCGACACTGCATCATCAAAGTACAAGGTGACGACAGCATCATCCGCCTAGCCGTCCTGATACCCAAGGATCGTCACCCGGCTTTTATGTCGGATTTGGTGAAACTGGCACAAGAATATTTCGCCGCTGAGATTTCTATCAAGAAATCTGAAATGCGAAATCAACTTGATGGATGCGAAGTCTTGTCCTATCGCAACTCGAAAGGACAACCTTATCGCGATGAAATCAAGATGTTAGCTCAGTTCTATCACACCAAGGCACGCAACCCGCAGCCGTCGATTACAATGGCACAAGCGATTGGATTCGCTTTCGCCTCTTGTGGTAATCACCGCCGAGTCTATGAATGTCTCAAAGATATTTATGACTTCTACGCGTCTCAAGGCTACTCGCCAAATCGAGCAGGCCTAACCTTAGTGTTTGGAAACTCACCTGACGTTGAAATTCCGCATTACAGCACGGATCACTTCCCTACGATCCACGAAATCAAACAGTTCTTTACAGCAATGGACTATCGTAACGAAGAACAGGAAGCCAAAACCTGGCCACTTTCCTTCTTCCTTTACGAGCCATGTAACCGCCCGACAATGTGACTGATTTTTGATATCGTTTTATAGTAAA